TGTAAGGCGTTTTTTTCATCTTCTGCATCAAACGTTGCATGTATGCATCTACCTCATTTGGAGGAATATTACCTACGTCAATTGTGAATACACGTTTTTCCGGGGCACGTGTTACACGATGCAACAACATCGCATCTTTCATCAGCACATACTGCTTGTAAGTTTTACGAGCAGGCTCTATAAACGAGCGCCCGTAAGGCAAGTAGTTAGCATCAGTTAATAGCCTAAAATGCGCTATTTCATAGTTTTCAAATTTGATTTTACCATCTCTATCTTTAACACGACTTGATCCGCCACCTTGAGCAATGACCATTGGATCAATCTTAAATGTTACCGAAGATGGGTTATTTGGATCTTGACCTTCTTCACGAACCATATCATATACTGATAATGGTGTAACAGTATATATACCAAATTTTTCAGCTACCTCCATATGTAAATAAAAATCACCATACTTACACATGTTGCGTGTCCATAACCATAAATTAAACTCGATATTTAAAATATCATAGAATAAGTTATATAATATTTTTTGTATATTTTCGTCGGCGCTTCTAATCTGAAGTATTTCGCCCATTTCGTTTTTTAATGTAGATTCATCAGCGATGATATCTAATGCTGATGCAATGATTGATTCTGTATCCATTGCTTCATAGTCAGTATATAACTGAATACGCAATGTTTGGTAGTTCATTGTTGGGTTGTACGGCATATTAGCTCCGTAGCGGTGCAATTTAGTAAATCTATCTATTAATGCATTTGTTTTTACGTTTCCGTAAGCTTGTATTCTATCAACGTCTGTAACCTTTAATTGGTTTCCTCCTACATTTCTAATGATTACATCTGTATTGAACAGACGAGTTAATCTAGTAAATAATCCAGGATTATTATTTAATTCAGCCATTTTGTGTTTTTATTATATCAATAAATATTTATTAACCTAGCACCCATGTTATATCTTCAAATTGACCATGACCATTATTAATTAGATAAGGATTTTGAGATCCATCGGGTAGTGCTGGTCCAGAATATTCACCTTCACCACCTGTTTTTACTATACCATCAACCGCCGCTCTAGTTAATTTCATTCCTTGTTCAAAGAATTTCATCGCAGTGTCTCTAGTAAATAATCCCATACCTAACGCCATTACCAAATCATCATTATATCCATTTTGTGCTTGTGCTTTACCATGCATCCAAATGAATACACGCAATTCCTCTAACAATCGCTTTGAATGAAAGATAAACTGCTTATCTCGAATATACGCCTCCATTTTGGAGATAACAAGTGGTCTTGTCTTTACTGATGTAGTAAATCCAGGAACTGTTTGATCAGATTCCATTTTAGATAACCACTTATCCATAGTAATATCACCATATGAACGAGGTGAATAGTATAAATTTTGATAACCTTTTTCTAATATTGTATTAACAACATCCCATCCAATGTTAGCATTTTCTACTACCAGAAGAGCGTTATTGTACTCAGTAGCAACAGATACCAACATATTTCCATAAGTACGAGTATCCACTTGCGATTTATATTCAGCAACTTGCTCACACGTTGTAGCATCGATGACGTGAAACGCTGAATAGTCACTACTGTCTCCGCGAGCAACGTCAGCACAAACAAGATACTGTTTGCTATAATCAGCATACTGCCAAATCCAAAAATCACCGCCCATAAAGCGGCGTTCCACAGGATCTTGTATAAATGTTTCTTCATAAAATGATAATATATCGGGGTCAACAACTGAATTTCCTGAGCCTAAAAAGTCGCAATCATACTCTTGAGCAAACTCACGAGCTGACATATTTGTTCTTTCACGTTCTTCCCAAGCTAAGTCTCTATCAGGATGTAAATCCCATTTTAATTTAATTGCTTTAAAGTCATTTTTATTAATCTCTGCCTCAGCATACGTTTTATGAAACCAGTTACCAACACCATTTGGTGATGATAATGCTATAATACCTCCACCCGTTGCGATGGTAGGTTTTATACTCGTATAAATTTTATCAATACCTTCAATAAACGCAGCCTCATCTATTAGCAACAACGATACAGCGTACGATCTACCTGCATCTGATGCGGCTGATGTAGCTATAATTTGAGAGTTATTAGCTAGTTTTAATGATAATTTATTATCAGATAATGGTTTTATATTACCACGTAACCAACTTGGTAAATTATTATACATAAACTGTACTTTCTCTACCATCCCTTTAGCTGTTTCTTGCTTAGTGGCAATACACAACACAGTTTTATCTTTACTAAATAACATTGTCCATAAAGAATAACCTGCAGTTAAAGTAGATATACCTAGCTGTCTTGATTTATTTATAATAGTAAATCTCTCATTTCTAAAATCCGTTAATACATCTTCTTGAAATGGATATAAATGGAATAATATTCTACCTTTGATTGGATGAGATATATAACAATATTTTCTAAAGAAATGTATTGGGTCGGTAGCACACTTAATATATTCCGCCTTAATTATTTCCTTAATGTTCGCTTGACTCATGTATATAAATATATAAAAAAAGCTCAATCTTGCGATTGAGCCTTAATATGTGGAGGCGTGTAATATTATTTTGCTAGCATCAAATATACTAATCCACCAGCTACTAAGCCAGCACCTATTTTAGTAAATTTGTTTTTAGCTTTTAATTTAGCGTTTTGTAATTGCAAAGCGTTATATTGAAATTTCCAATCTTTGATTTGTGTATCTTGATTGAACATAATGTTTTTATATGTACCTTCTTTTTTAACATAAACCGAAATAACACTATCTTTACCTGTTACTCTAGCTTCAGTTAATGCAATAACACTATCTTTAATAGTGATAATTTGTTTAGCACCATCTAATTCAACTAAATCCTTAGCTGCAGCTACCAATACTGGTTGTGCTACTGGTAATGGGTTAGTTACTGTATCTTTAGGGTAACGAGTGTTGAATGAGGTAACTAATTCTTTTTCGCTATAAGTATCAACTGCTGCTTTAGATGAATCAACAAATTTAGTAACTGTTTTTACATGATCTTTCATGTAAGCTACTTTAAAAGTTAACATATTATCAACTACTATTAATGAATCAATTTTAGCACTATCAATTGCTAATGTTAATTTCATTGAATCAACAGCTTGTACTAAGCTATCTTGTTTTTGTGTAAATTCTTTTGTTAAACCTATATCACCTATTTTATCAAAAATGATATAACCTATTGTTAAAACCGCTACAATTAATAAGATTGTTTTTTTCATATGTTTATTTTTTTATACCTGCGTAATATTGTGCTTTACCAATTGCCCACTCGTCTAATGGTTCTTCTTCTGTATCTGGCATTTCTATATCTTCTGGTTCTACACCACTTCTCTTTTGTAAATATTTTGATCCTGCAACTAAATCAGCTAAACGCTTTTCTAATGTTACTTTTAAATCACGTAAACGTTGTACTTCAGTAGATGGTTCTGTTTCAAACTCACCACCGCTTTTAGAACGTCTTGTTTTCAATATATCACTTTTTACTTTAGCAATACGATCTTCTAATGTTGATGCTTTTAAGAACGCTTCAAAATCTTCGTCTGACAATTGACCAGCCATAGGTGCTCTTTCAATTTCACCTGCTTCTGGTTCAACCATATCTTCAGATCCATCATCATTTGGTTCACCATCGAAATACATTGCTAATGGATTTTCAGCACCACCAACAAACATATCTTCAGCATCAGTTGCTGCTGGAGCTTGTGCTTGTACACCTGATGCTTCTTCTTCGCCACCTGCACCTAATTTTGTTAATACACCTGCATCCATTAAACCATTAACGATAGCGTTAGCGATTTGAGGGCGAGCGAAATTAAATTGTGTTTGTAATGCTTTTTTATCTGTACCTGGGTTTTCTCTAAAGTAGTTAATAACGTCAGCTAATGAAGTACCTGAAATGGTTTTAGTAAATGGTGTTGTATCAATATTATCATTTGTTAGTCTATATCCTTTAGGAATACGAGCCATTTCATCTATTTCAGCCTCAGCCATAGCGGTTTTATCTTGTTGAAGATCTCTTTCTTCTTCAGTAGATGCTGCTTGTTCTGCATCAATAGCTTGTTGGCGAAGTTGAGTTGCTTTAAGTTTTAAAGCTTTAATTTTATTAGCATCTTCAGCTAATACATCTGTTATAGCTTCGCGTATAATTTTGCGTAGTTCTTTACTTTTCATTTTGTCTGCGTTCGTGTTGTTCATCATATAAATATTAAATATTTTGTAAAATTGTAGAAATGCGTTGCTCTGTTGTACCTTCAACCATAATTAATTTTTTAGGTGCAAATCGTCCTAATGACATTTTAATTACAGTATCTATTTTATTTCTGTAATCTAAATCAGTAGTTCTAACACCATTATCCTCAACATTAACTCCAATAGGGCTAACATATATTACTAAATCATAGTAATCACGTAGTGTCATAGCAGCATCAGTAAATGCCTGTTTATCATAATCACTTATTGAATTAGCACCTAATGTAAATGCACATACATCCCAAATTGTTCTATCAGTAATGATATTTGGATATAATACCTCACTAGCACGTTCAGCTAAAAATACAAACTGACCAGCTAATGTAGAATCAGTATTCAATGGAATACCTAAATCACGTAAGTATTTACTACGCTCAGTATGTACACTATGATCTTTAAATTGATCAATTTCACCTAATGCTTTAGCTAGTGTAGTTTTACCTACACTCATTGTACCTGTTAATCCTATTCTCATTTATTTCGTTCGTTTATTTTTTTCATTTGACGAGCATTACGCTTATCATCTCTAGATTGCTTAGCTAATTTATTCCAATTTTTTTGTTTATCAGCACCATCCTTATACTTTATTTCAACACTAATAGGTCCATTTCTGAATTTATCAGTATCAAAACTCCACACCTCGGTACTATCTTCATGTTCGTATGTGCGTTGATATTTCATATGTTAAATATAAAATTTTTACTTTGCCTATACTCTTGTACCTGTAGCTTTTGCTGCTGCTGTTTTGTAGAACGGAACGCCGTTAACGTCTTTCTTTCTTTCTTCCCAATCTAATTTAGAGTATTTAAAACCAAATAACCAATATTCTGAAGCGCGTTTATTGCCTTGTGGCATATAAGCTGGTCCTTCCCAGCAATGCATTTTACCCATCCATGAGTATATGACTGAGCCGTCTTTTGTTTGTGTTCGTTTTGTTTCTGCCATTTTTATTTTATTTTAATAACCTAAATTTAATTTTTGTGATTGTTGTGCTAAATATTCTAAAGCCTTTTCTCTAATAAATGATTCTGCAATATAAATTCCGTGTGCACCTGATACTGTAATACCACGAGCGCTTAAAGCGTCACCTGCAAAGTGTACATTTGGAAATTCGTTTAATGATAAATCTGTATAGTTAACTAATGGTTCAGGTGATAAGTACTTTACTTCAGGCACATACATTCCCCAATCGTCACCAAATTCAAATACTTTATTTAAATCACTAATAAAACTCATCACATAACCAAAATATCCTCCAAATGTTGGTAATTCAAGCATGTCTATTTTAGAGGCACTTACTATAGTGTTTTCAGATGTTAATGATGGAGTACGAGTATTATTAGGTGAATAATATAAACCAGTTCCATCCTTTTGTACTTTTTGTACCACATATCTACTCCATTCAAATGGATCTTCAATACCTTTAATTTCCATTAAGATACCAAAATTAGTCATTTGGTTTTCGAATTCTTTTCCTTTTTTAGCATGACCATTATAACTAATGTTGCCATAGGTTTCCTCAACAGCCACATAAGCCGCATTATTATTAGTACAAAATGAGCGTATAGATACGTTATTTTTAGCTTGATATAATTTAAAATCATAAGACACATCAATTAATTTTTGAAAATATTTTTGTGGTGTTTCAAATCGAACAC